TGCTGCTTTGTTAGCTGCGCCCTTCAACCCTGATGCGTCACCGTTCGCTCCTGTATCCGCACTGCTGCCTGCAGCTAAGGCTGCTGCGTCAATAATGTTGCTGCGCTTTACAGGTCGGCGTTGCGGCGCTGCTGGCAACTGGCCAAACATTGCGTTGGATGCGGCGCCACCTACATCTGCTATTCCAAGGGTCTTCAACACTCCAAGCAAAGGGTTAGTGTTGTTGATCATATTGGCAACTTTTTTCTGCCAGTTCTTTGCAATAAAATCAAACGCAACATTCCAGACATATTCAACTTCATTGGCAATCTTGCTCATTCCCTCAAGCAGTGATGCAGCGTCGATGCCAATAGCACCAAGGGCTTTCTTAACAACTTCTTTAATTCCATCCCAGATTCCGCCAAACCACTCGCCAAAAGCTGACCAGCGTTGCTGGATGGCGTCTACCAAATCAATCACGGTTTCTGCAAGGTCTTCCCACCACTCTTTAACTTTGCTTGTGGCATAGCTAGCATCATTTGTAATCGAATCCCAAAACATTCCCATCCGTTGCGGGATGGTGTCTACAAACTCCTTGAATGGTTTGTTCATGTTGTAGGCCGCCACAGTTAGCGCCACTACGCCAGCGACAGCTAAGCCAATGGGATTTGCCAGCAGTGCCAGAGAAAACCCCTTGGCCGCCAACGCCGCGCCACCCAGCGCGCCAGCAATGCCCTGAATAGCAGCGACGGCGCCAATCGCACCCAACGCCTTGGTTACCAACACGAAACCGCCCACAGCGATGCCTGCTGCCGCAGCGGCTGCGGCTAAATCCTGCACTGGCTTAGGCATAGCAAGCATCACGTCTAACACCGCAGTAGCGCCTTTTGCCAGCGGGTCTAGAACCGCAATAAACTTGTCGCCGATTGCATTGGTAACCGTTTCAATGTTGCCGGTCAATATCAGCATGGTGTCGCTGAAGCCACGCATCTGCTCACGGGTTTCTTCCGTGGCACCACCGCTGTTGCGGATCTTGTCAAACATGCTGACGATCTGCGCCTCGCTGCTGTTGAGCAACGCTAGGAACTTCGATCCGGCTTCATCGCCGAACAGTGCCTTAGCAATTTCAGCCCGCTGCCCAACAGGCAACTTGTTCATGTTGTCGCGGAGGCTCAGGATTACCTGATCCATTGGCTTGAGCTGGCCCTGCGCATTGAGCACGTCTGCGCCCATGACCTTCATGGCTTTGGCCAGCAATTCGCTGCCTTTGGTCAAGCCCATCAACTCATCGTTACTGCCGCTGGCAGCCAGTTGCAGCCGCGACAGGCCAGTGCGCAGTGCTGTGCCTGCATCGCTGCCCCGGATGCCGTTGTTGGCCATCAACGCCATGGTCGCGGCCAGGTCGTTGACGTTGATGCCAAGCGTCCGGGCGACCGGAGCGGCATACTTCATCGCCTCGCCCAGGTCCAGCACCGTCTGATTGGAGCTGTTGGCAGACTTCACCAGGATGTCCACCACCTTGGATGTCTTGCTGGTGTCGATGCCAAACGAACGCATCACGTCCGAAATCACCGAACCCATTTCCTCAAAAGAAACGGAAGTTGCCTCGGCGCCCATGACGACGCCGCGCAATGCTTGGCTGGTTTCCTTGGCGGTAAAACCTGCACGGCTTAGCGCAGTCGCCAGCTGAGCAACCTGGGTAGGTGTGCCGGCTGCAACTCGAGCTACGTCCTCGATGCTCTTGCGCGGCTGGTCATAGTTGCCACGGCCTTCAATGGCTGACGCCTTGCGCACCTCAGCATCAAGCCCTGCTGCCTTTTGAACAATGCCCGCCGTGACCCGGCCCAAGCCAATCGTTGCCAGACCGTTGATCAGATTGTCCTTAAGCGTTCCGCCCGCTGCTGACGCTGCTCCCTCAAATTTCCGCAGTCGTCCTTCAGCGTCTTGAATATCTTTACTCAGCAGCTTGAACTTGCGGCTACCAAACTCGGCATTATCACGCAGCGACTTAAGCGCGCCAACAGTTAGCTGGAGGCCAGCAACCGTGTTCTGTGATGCGCTACCTAGCACTTTGGTCGCTGTGTAAAGCTGATCCAGCGTGCGCTTGCTGACGTTGCCCTGCTGCGCAAGACCCTGCAGTCCACGCTTTAGCTGATCCAGTCCAGTGCCTTCCAGCTTGGCTGTGAACTTGATCGCCGTGTCGAGGTTCATTGCCATGGTTCAGCTCCCCTGCTTGGCAAAAAAGGACAGCACAGCACGCTCCATGGTCTGCAGGTCTCCCAGCAAGGTTAGGTGCTCGTCTTCTGCTGCCACAAGTTTAAGGACCCAAGCCACTGCCCCGTAGTCTAGACCGATCAGACCATTCATGCCCATGCGCCATTGCGTTTGAACCTGCAGGAAAATCGTGAGAACTTGCCAGTTTTCTTCCCACACTTCAAAATGATCAGGAGTGACAACAGGATTCAAGAGCTGGATGCCCATCACTGCTGCGTCTTTTGCCGTTTCATCAATTACATGGCCACCGCACCAATACTCAGCAGCCTCTATTAGTTTTTTTCTTTTACCCCTGCTGTTGCTTTGAAGTATGCCAACACCACCGAACCGCTTAGCGTTGGGATGTCTAGAATTTGCTCAAGTGTCTTTTGGCTAAATGGAATGTCCTTACCAGCATCATCAATGATACCAGCCCAACCTGCTAATATTTCTCTCGCCACTTCTGTATCAGTTACCTTCTCCGCGTCAATTTTCTTGGCTATTTCGCGGATCCACTTTTGTGGCATCCGTTTGAACTGAACGTCGAAGGTTTGAGTTTCGTGAAGGCCGCCGTCAACTGGCAGGTCAAAGGTGATCGGCCAGCCGTAGGTGTCGGACTGCTTCAGAACAAACGCCATACAGGAACTCAGTGGTTTAGGTGAAGGCTAGGCTGACCTCGTTGTTGCCAGCGCTGGTCGGCACTGCAATATAGGGGATGTTGAGCATCTGGATGCCGTCCTGGTCGGCGTAGGTCGGGCCGCCTAGATCCGCTTGAGCTGCTGTAAAGGTCAAAATGTTGCCAGCGGTCTGACCATGCTGGAACGTTAAGTTGCCAGTGGCAGTAGCGATCGCAGCTGCGAAGTAATCCTTAGAAGCAAGCAAAGGTGCCTCGATCATGACCGTGCCATTGGGGGCGCGGTTAGTCAACAGGATTTCTTTGGAGCAACCGACCAGCTCGCGGTAGACAATTTCATTGGCAATATCAAAGCTAAACGACTGTAGGCAACCGGCATAGCTAAACAACTGGAAGGCACTTGTGTTGGTTTCTTTGAAGATGACAGGAGTGGCTTGGTTGCTGTAGGTCGGCGTTAGCTGCGCTGTGTCAGTAGGCGCGTTGTAGATGCCGGTGAAGGTAAATGAGATTGTTGGGATCTGACTAACTTCGGCAGAAAGCGTGAACGTGCCGCGAGCGCCGGTGATCTTGTGGAGAATGCCATCGACGTTCATGTACATGGTAACACTTGAGAACGATGAGCTCACAGGCGCATACGTCACGGAGGTGCTGACCACAACGGTCTCAGACAAGCCGCAGGACTTCAGCAGCGGGCCATAGGCCGGAGCGGTGCCAGCGGTGCCGGAGCCGGCCATCTCAACATCAAAGGTCATGCTCACCCGCGTCTGAGCAAGCAGTTGATCTGATGCACCGAGATAGGGGCGCACTAGATCGCGGCTGACTGTTTCCGCTTCCAGTGGTGTGATTTCAAGATTGCGCACCAAGATCGCATTGGCGCCAGTGGGCGTCGGATCGGTGCCGTAGGTGGATTCAATCTTCGCGACGATCAGGCGTTTGCGAGTCAGGAGTGGCATCGGTCAGGACCTCAGTTCTGGTTGCAGGGGATGGCTCGGTGCGAGAACCCTCGAGGAGCCTGCGCTTGCCGGTTTTGGGATCGACCAGGTAGGTGCCACCCTGGCCGTGGTATTCGTCTTCCATCGTAGCGGCTCCTTACGTTGTCAAGTTTGCCACACTGGTGCGGTAGCGCACCAGATAATCCATCATGATCACACCAGCCGGCTGGTCTGCTTCCTGCAGGTCAAAGCTTACGTTGATCGGCTGCACGTCGATGGCATAGCCGCCGAGGGTAAGGTCGGCCATGATCTTCGCGTGCGCGCTTTCGATGATCGGATCCGCCACCTGATCTGGGATGGCACCGCGCACGATGATCGCCACCCGCACCGTCAGGCTCCAGTCCAGCGTCGGCAGCGAGGTGTTCTGATCCGCTGAATCGCTGACCGGTTCAACCACGATCGCGGGGCTCTCGCCGCGGCTGATCGGTTCCACCCGGCTGCGATAGATCCGCGTGCTAACACCCGTGGTGCCCGTCAGCGCGGTGCGGATGGCAGCAAGGATGGTCTCGCGCTTCGTGGTCATGAATCGCAGCAGACGGTCATCTGGATGCTACGGCCATTTTGAATGGCTGTCACGTTTAGGCGAAGGTATCGAATTGCGAAGCCATGAAATGTATGCAAGTGATTGCCCGCTTCTTTGGTTTTGCTTTCTTCAAGGTTTGCCCAGTCGGTGCCATTCAGTGATCCTTGAACCGAGTAGCTGACAAGCCCGCCAACAATTTTCTCGAAGGTTGTGATCGTTATGCCATCGCATTCAATCGCTGACGTTGCACCAACGGCATCGCTGATTGTTTCAAATGTAAAGATGTTTTGCGGTCGGTCAGCATTGCCGCCGTAGATCGTGCTCATGTCTTCTGCAAAGCGATCTGAACAATTTTGCCATCATCCAGCAGCATCGCCTCGCGCACGGTGTAGGCCACACCGTCAACCGTGATCGCATCGTTGCGGATCAGGCTGCCGAAGTCAGACGCCTTTGCGGTCAGTGTGTAGTCAGTGGTCAGCACCATGCCATCACTGATCACCTGGCCTGGCATGTCAAGGATGCCCAAAGCAGTAA